GCATTGTAACTGTAACCCCTGAGGTAACACGATAATGGCTATCAAAGTAACTTTACCGAGTTCCAGTCCAAGGACCCCTAAAGTAGTAACATCTTCTTCAAGGGTGCAAACTGCAACAAGACTAGAGGGATTGGCAAATGTCGATCTAGCAGGAGCAGAAGATGGTTATACCTTTACATTTGATGCAGACACAAACAAATGGGTAGCTACTCCGATTTCCGGTTTGGCAATAGACTCAACCAATATTACAACATTAGATGGCGGTACTTTTTAATAATAACAATTAGTATTTTTAAACCCAAAACGAGGAAGTAACATGGCAACAGTAATTCAAATTAAACGATCTTCAGGCTCAACTGCTCCTACTGTGGCAGCACTTGCAGAAGGCGAATTAGCATACGCACAGGACCAGAGTGGTTCAGGCGCGTCCGCTAAACTTTATATTGAGTCTCTTGGCTCTGATGGTAGCACTCCCGTCATTCATACTGTTGGTGGTAAGTTTTACACTGATGCAATTGACGCAGCTACTGATTCAAACACAGCAAGCACCATTGTAGAACGTGACGCTTCTGGTGACTTCAGTGCAGGCACTATCACTGCTAACCTTACTGGTACTGCAAGTTCTGCTACTGATGCAGATGGTTTATCAAGTGCTGTAACTGTTGCACTCAGTGGCGATGCTACTGGCTCAGCTACATTCCAGGACGGTGGCGATACTGCAACTATTTCAACTACACTTGCTAACTCAGGTGTTACAGCTGACACTTACGGTTCTACTACTGAAGTTCCTCAGATCACAGTTGACGCAAAAGGTCGTATTACTTCTGCTACTACTGCTACAATCGCTACTTCATTTGATGTTGCAGCTGATAGCGGTACTACTGATACAGTAGCTGGTGGCGAAACTCTTACTTTTGCTGGCGGCACTGGTGTAGATACTACTGTTTCTAATAACAATGTATCTTTTGCTATTGGTCAGTCAGTAGGTACTGGTGACAGCGTAACTTTCGCAGATGTCACTGCTGATCTTGCAGGTGACGTAACTTCTACTGGTACTTCTACTTTCACAACTGTAGATATCAACGGCGGCGCTATTGATGGTACTGCAATCGGTGGATCTACAGCAGCAGCTGGCTCTTTCACTACACTCGGTTCTTCTGGTAACCTTTCTGTTGGCGGTAACGCTACTATCACCGGTGACCTGACTGTAAACGGTACAACTACTACTGTAGCTACTACTAACACTGTTGTTTCTGACACTCTATTAGAACTAGGTAATAACACTGCATCAGCAGTTAACGATTCAGGTCTTGTTATTGAACGTGGTAGCACAGGCGACAACGCTTTCATGGGTTGGGATGAGTCAGAAGACAAGTTCACCATGGGTACTACTACTGCTACAGGCGCATCTACTGGTGACCTTACAATCACTGTTGGTACTTTGGTTGCTAACATTGAAGGTGACGTAACTGGTGACTTGACTGGTGACGTAACTGGTTCATTAACTGGTGGTACTGTTTCTGGACTGTCAGCTGCTATTGGTGTAGCAGACGGTGGTACTGGTGCAGGCACATTTACTAGCAACGGTATTGTTTACGGTAACGGAACTGGCGCACTTCAGGCTACTGCTGCAGGTACTGACGGTTATATCCTCTACTCAAACAGTGGTACTCCTGATTGGACTAACACTCTTGATGGCGGTTCTTACTAATATTATTTTAATTTAAATTTTGAGGATACATTATGGATTCTGGTAAACAGTTTAATGAAGAGCTAGTTAATGAATATATTAATATGCTAGCAAAAAAATATAATGAGACTTCTATAGAAGTCGTTACTTTACAAGCTAGAAGCTCCTACGTAAGTAAGGAGAATGAGAAACTTCAAAATATTATCTCGGAAAGAAATACTGAGATAGAAAACTTGAAAGAACTTCTACAGGCGGAAAAAGAAAAACCGCCTGTAGAAGTCATTAAAGAGGTTGAAGTTATCAAAGAGGTGGGCAAATCTGACGACGCTCTTGTAAAAGAGAATAGTTACCTCAAAAAAGAGTTAGATATGTTAGAGAATAAGATTAAAAAGCTAAAAGAGGATAGAACAAATGGCGATAGTTCTCAAGCCGAAAAGGTCGGAAACAGCTAGTTCGGTACCTACTACAAGTGATCTTGCAGTAGGTGAAATAGCAATAAATACAGCAGACAAAAAGCTATATGTAAAAGATTCAGCTAACAGCATTCAGGCTATTGGTGGTGGTGTAACCGTAAATGATGGTGCAACTTCTGCAGACATTGAAACAATATCTTTTTTAGATACTACTTTCGGTGACTTTACTGTAGATACAAGCACTAGTCCGGGAACCGCAATTGTCAGATGTACACAAACAGCTGACTTAGATTACGGTTTAATTACCGATACGGTTATTGGTTATAACAGTGTAGATTACGGAGGGTTGACCTGATGGCGGCTAGAGTAAAGTTTAGACGAGGTACTACTGCTCAGCATGCCACGTTTACAGGTGCAGAGGCAGAAATTACTGTGAACACAAGTAAAAACACAGCAGTGGTACATGACGGATCAACAGCGGGCGGCTTTGAATTGTTAAGATTTGATCTTGATAATTTAGATGCAACCGCTACTATCCCGGGATCTCAAGTTGATACCCTCGATGGCGGAACATATTAGGAGATAAATTATGCCAACAATATTACAATTAAGACGTGGAACTACCGCCGAGCATTCGTCATTTACGGGAGCAGAGGGTGAGGTCACAATCAATACAACTAAAGACACCCTGGTAGTCCATGATGGTTCAACACAGGGTGGTTTTGAAGTAGCCCTTGCAGATTTATCAAATACTTCTGCAATTGATTTAACAGATCTTAGCGGAGGCACTGGTGTTACTTATAATAATAGCACGGGTGCAATAGCTATTGGTCAGGCAGTTGCTACTAGTGACAGTCCTACTTTTGCAGGATTGACACTCACGGGCAGTCAAACAATCACAGGTGATATTCTGCCAAGTGCAGATGTAACATATTCACTTGGTTCTGCTTCATATCAGTGGGCAGACATTTATGTAGGTCCTGGTTCATTGTATGTAAACGGACAGCAAGTGGTATCTGATAACTCAGGTACAATTACAATTTCTGCCGATAGTAACCAAGACGTAGCTGTACAGACTAGTGGTTCAGGTGATATTTCTCTTGATCCTACTGGCAGTGGTATTGTTCAGGTCAAATCTACATTCCAAATTGAAGATGGTAATAACATTACTAACTCAGCAGGCAATCCTGTAGCATTTGGTAGTGGACTAAAAGCAGACAGCATAACACCTAACTCAGCTGATACTAGTTTAACACTTTCAGGTAATGGTACTGGCACTGTAGCAATTGCTGATAACACAGCAATCACAGGTACACTGTCTACTACCGGTGATGCAGACATTGGCGGTGACTTAACAATCACTGGTAATCTGCAGGTTGATGGTACTACAACTACTATTAACTCTACTGCATTATCAGTAGATGATCTTAATATCACAGTAGCTTCAGGTGCAGCAAACGCAGCAGCAGCTAACGGTGCAGGTATTACGGTCGATGGTGCTAGTGCCACAATGACATATGTTTCTTCAGGCGACAATTGGTCATTCAACAAACCCGTAAAAGTAACAGGTGACGTTACAGTTACAGGTGCTGTTGTTCCTTCAGCCAACGTAACATATGACTTAGGTACTTCAAGTTTACGATGGCGTGACTTGTATTTGTCAGGTAGTACACTTGACCTAGGCGGACAGACAATCTCAGTAAGCGGTTCAGCTTTTGAAATGTCCGAATTGGCAGTTACTTCTACACTTACCCTTGATAGTGTTGGTCTTACAGCAGTACAGACAAGCGCAGAATCGTTTGCTGATAATGACACAAGTGTTATGACTTCAGCAGCGGCTAATGATAGATTTAGAATTGACATATATGATGCGTCAGGAACCTTGTTGAACTAAGGAATAAAATATGCCGGTAATATTAAAACCGAAAAGAAGTGAGACCGCTTCCTCTACCCCAACAACAAGTGATCTTGCTGTTGGGGAGATTGCTGTAAACACAGCGGATAAAGTAGTCTATACCAAAACAGCGGCCGGCAATATTGTTCAAATTGCCAACTATGCACTGTCGGACCCTTCCTTAGTATTTCCAACAGGAGATTTAGGAAGCTTGGATGCTGTTACTACTGATGCTTTTGGTCAAACATTAGGGGGGTCTTTTGATAATTTAGACACCCCGAATGGTAGTTTATCTACACAGGATTTAGGGGCACTATCTTAATGGCAGCACCTAGCACAAGACAAGAACTAATCGACTACTGTTTACGCAGGTTAGGTTGGCCTGTAATCGAAATCAATGTAGACGAAGATCAGATATCTGATCGTATTGATGATGCTCTACAGTTTTGGTATGAGTATCACTTTGATGGCCGACAGAAAATTTTTATCTCACATCAAATTACTGGCGACACCGTAACACTCGCTTCTATATTAGCTAATCAGTTTACAGTAGGGGATACACTTACAGGCGGTACTTCAGGCGCTACAACTATAGTTAAACAAATTTCAGGGGCGTCAACTTTTTCTACTGAAAATACCCAAGGCACTTTCGTTGCAGGTGAGACTGTGACAGGTTCTAAGTCAGGTGCAACTGCAACACTTCACTCAACTACCCCATATACAGCAGGTGATATGGGCAACAAATATATTGAAGTGGGTGATGGTGTTCTTTCTATCACGCGTATGTTTAACTTTGGAGGTGCTATGAGTAGCAGCCAAGGAGGCGTGGAGAATCCATTTGACTTAATGTATCAGTTTAGAATGAATGATATGTACAACTTGTTAGGCGCTAACATGACATATTATGCTCAAGTTCAGCAACACCTAACAACACTGGAACAACTACTGGTAACTCAAAGACAGATACGTTTCAATAGAAAAATGAACCGTGTTTATGTAGATACTGACTGGGACAAGACGTTTAATCCAGGAGATTACGTAACATTTGAGGCATACAGTGTTGTAGATCCTACAGAATTTTCCGAAGTGTATGACGATATGTTTCTAAAGAAATACGCCACTTCTCTTATCAAAAGACAGTGGGGTGAAAACATGAAGAAGTTTGGCGGCATACAACTTCCAGGCGGTGTTACACTTAACGGAGATAAAATATTTGAAGAAGCAATTACTGAAATAGATCAAATTGAAAGAGATATGCAGTTAAAGTATGAGCTTCCTCCGACATTCATGGTGGGGTAAACAATGCCCACTAACTTCTACTTTCAATCAGGCAACACTAGCGGTACCACGGCCGAACAACGGCTAATCGAAGACCTGATTATTGAAAGCCTCAAAATATACGGCCATGACGTATTTTACTTACCTCGTACACTAGTAGACGAAGATAAAATCTTTGACGAAGATACACTGAGTCAATTTACTCAGGCCTATCCGTTGGAAATGTATTTGGAAAATGTGAATGGGTATGAGGGCGAAGGAGATTTATTCACTCGTTTTGGTATTGAAATACGAGATCAAGCAACATTCGTACTAGCAAAACGTAGATGGGAACAAATGGTCGATACTTCCGGCGGTGTTTTTCAACTAGACACTCGTCCTGCAGAAGGCGACTTATTGTATTTTGAGAAAACAAATTCTTTATTTGAAATTAAGATGGTAGAATTCCAAGATCCTTTTTATCAAGTAGGTAAATTATACACCTATAGACTTGTGTGTGAATTGTTTGAATACAGCTCAGAAGTTATTGATACGGGTATTACACAACTTGATAATATCTATGAAGAAGAAAACTTGGATATGTTGGTACATCAGTTTGAACTTGAATCGGGAGACCTGTTCTTGTTAGAGGATAGTTCTTCATTAATACTAGAGACTTATTCAGAAGATACTAGTACCGGTAGAACTGATAATGCTGACTTCACAGAATTTAATGAACTAGAGGATATTTTAGATTTCTCTGAAGTCAATCCGTTTGGAGAAATTGGATAATGTTTAAGAATCAACAATTCTACCACGAACATATAAAAAAGGCTATCACTGCCTTTGGTATGATATTTACCAATATTAACATCAATCGTGTTGATGGAAGTAATGTTACTCAACAAGTTATTAGAGTACCTTTGTCCTATTCAACAAAACAAAAGTTTTTATCTCGTATTGCCCTTATCGCAGACGCTGAAGGCAGAGGCGATGTTGCAATTACTTTGCCTCGCATGGGATTTGAAATACAGGGAATTGAATTTGATTCTAGCAGAAAGGTATCTCCCATACAAAAAAACAAAGCTATAGTAGACGGAGCAGCAGTTACTGGTATAAGTCGAGCATATGTGTCTACACCTTATAATATGTCTCTATCATTATATGTTTTTGCTAAAAACCAAGAAGACGGTCTTCAGATTGTAGAACAAATAATGCCTTTCTTTAATCCGGACTTTAATATCACGGTCAACGAGTTACCTGAATTAGGTATTAAAAGAGATATAAAAATTACACTTGATAACATTGATTATGATGCTGACTATGAGGGAGACTTTGAAAGGCGCCAAAGTATTATTTGGACGTTTAATTTCACTATGCGGTTAAACTTTTATGGATACGTTGGCAATCAGGGAATCATTAGAACAGCTATTGCCAACGCATATGCTTCACCTTCTTCCCTAGTATCAAGTAATGACTATACAAAAATTACAGCTTCTATTACTACTACAACCGCCACAGCTATTACACAAATATCCTCAGGAATAGTAAGTAACATTTACTTAACATATCAAGGTGCGAACTATGTCAATGAGCCGGCGGTAACAATTTCAGGTGGCGGTGGAACAGGAGCAACAGCGTCTGCTGTTCTTAACGCTGACGGGACAATAAATAGCATAACAATAACAAATGCAGGCTCAGGATATACTTCTGCTCCTACGATTACTATTGAAGATCCTCCTAATGTTGTAGCTTCACCTACACCTGCGGATCCTTATAGGTTTATAACAGAGTTTGAAAATGTTTTTGAAGATGAATAAATATGAAATACAGGCTAAAAAGAAGGATAGTAGAACGACTACGTATTATCTATAAAAATGGTTACATACATGAAATGTGGGTGTATAATTTAAGAGTAAGTAAAGCTGGCGAATACACTTGGACCCACTATAACCAAGGAAACCGAATAATAGATTTGCAACCTGAAAATATAATTTCTATATTTGTGATAAAAAGAAAGAAAGTTTTTTATTGGAGCAAAAAAAGAGTAAAGAGAAAAAGAATTGCCTTAGAGACTTTTAAACCAAAGCAAGCTGTTCCTTTAAGAGAAAAACAGGATTTCAATTATTGATATGAGTACATTTGACAGTTTAGACGACACATTTAAAACTAAGCCTACTAAGGCTTTAGACGCAAATCTAAAAAAGGTAAGAACAGATAGCAACTTACCCG